CTCTTGCCTGCCCTGACGCCTAGCTCTCGGGCCTGCGCGACCTCGCGCTCCATGCGGATGCGCTTGTCGAGGAAGGCGTCGCCGGCCTTGTCGAATTCGACCCGGGCCTTGACCTGGCGCGCACGCTCGGCCTCGCCTTCAGCGGCGCGGCGCTGCAGGCGGTCGACCTCGGTCAGTGCTTCCAGCTGCTCGCGGATCATGCGCGACTCGCGGCCGCCAGGGTCCGGCACGGCGCCCGACCGCAGGTTCTCCAGTGCCGCCCGCAGCGACGCGATCTGCGCGTCCTGGGAGGCCGGGCGGCCGATCTCCTTGACGGCGTCAATGGCCTCTTTCGACGCGCTGACGATGGCCGCCCATCCACGCTCGATGAAGCCCAACTGAGCCGCGATCGCCGGCGCGCGCTGCTCGACCGCCGCCGCGTAGGCGTTCTGCGCCACCACGCCGGCCTCGATGGTGCGGCCCTGCTGCTCCAGCGCCCGGATCTGCTCGTAGACGCTGACGGTCAGGAAGTTGGTCGACTCGTTCAGGCGTACAGACGCCTGCAACGGGTCTTTGCCCAGGTCGGCGAAGGCCTTGACGGTCTCCTCTACCGCAGGGCCGCCCACGCGCTCCAGCTCGATGGCTGCCGCGGCCACGCGCTCGAGCTGCGCCGCCGCGATCTGGCCGGTGCCCACCAGCGCCGACAGCACCTCCGACGCGCGGCCCTGCGTGGCCGAGGTGCCGCTGTCCAGCGCGTCGGCGATGGCCGACAGCTGGCCCACGGTGGCGCCGGCCGCGTTGCCGGTGAGGATGATCGAGCGCGCGAAGGCCTCGGCCTCCTTGCGGCCCAGCACGAAGCCGGCCGCCAGCGTTGCCGTGCCGGCGGCGAGCACCGTCACGGGCGTGATGAGGCCGGCGATGAAGCCGCCCATGGCCTTCAGCGCGGCACCGGCGCCGCCGAAGCTGCCGGCGATCTGCGTGCCCTGCTGCAGCAGCACCGTGAGCGGCGCCTGGCCAGCCTGCAGCGACACGGCGATGTCCTGGAACTGCAGCGGCAGCTGTGCCAGCGCCTGATTGGTCTGCCGGGCCGACTGGCCCATGGCGCCCAGCGAGCCGGTGGCCTGCTTCTGCAGCTGCTCGACCTGGCGCAGCTGCGCGAGGTACGGCTGCAGCGCCTCGACGTTGACGCCGCGCTGCCGGGCGATGGTCTCGTAGAACTCGGCCGTGCCGCGCCCGCCCGCCTTCGCCGCAGCGGTAGCGCGCTCGATGCTGCCGATGATGTTGCGCGTCTCGCGGTCGACCTTGGCTGCCGCGCCCTGCGCGCCGGTGCCGATCGCGTCGACGCCCTTGGCCGCCGCGGTCCCCTGCTGGCCGACCTCGCGCGCCATGTCGCGCGCGCCTTGCTTGACCTCCTCGAAGCCCTTCTTCGCACCGGAGGCGTCAGTCTCCGTGGCGAGAACGACTTTGCGTTCGTTGGTCATGGTGGGTGGTGCGCTCGCGTCAGGTGGGGGCGTGCATCGCTTTGAGCGCTGCAGCCTCCAAGGTGCGGATGTCGTCGAAGGTCTCGCGCCAGTCCTGGCCGTCCAGGCCCTGCCGGCGCATCAGCTCGAAAAGCGGGCCGTAGTCCAGGCCGGTGGCGCCGCCCATGCCGACGCGCCACTGCGTGCTGACCTCGGCGAACAGCAGCCAGGCGGGCCAGTTCTCCGGCCACAGCTCGACCGGCTCGGGCTCGTAGTCGGCGCGGGTGAAGCCGGTGCCCTCAAGCTCTTTGTCGCTGGGCAGGCGGCGGTACGCTGCGTCCGCCGCCGCGGTCAGTTTCCCAGGCGGCCTTCCAGCGTGCCGGCGCGGTAGGCGTTCATGATCGCCAGCGCGGCGCCGGGCAGTTCGTCGCAGAGCTGCACCAGTGCGTCACGCGACAGGCGCGTGTCGAGATCCCAGCCGACCATGATCTCGGCCAGGTAGTCGGCGTTCTGGTCGACGGTGCGCGCCTGAAACGCGGCCATCGTGAAGTCGGTGCCCGGCTCGGCCGGCTGGCCGGCGGCGCCCGCCAGCTTGTCGACGAACTCGCCGAACTGCCGGCGGGTCATGTACTTGAACGTGCAGGCGATCGCGCCCTCGCCGCCGTCCAGCATGCTGAACGTGACGGTGCGCTTCCAGGTCTCGGGCGGCTTGCCCAGGGTGATCTTGGCCATTCGTGTTCCTTCGCGGGGAGGTCAGGTGTGCCCGTGCCCGACCGGCGCTCTCCCCGCGAAAGGAGAGACGCCGGCCGGGTCGGTGCTCGGGGGATCAGTTGGCGTATCGAGTAAGGCGGTTGTTCGAGTTGAAGACCACCGACACGCGGTTGATCTGCCCGTCCGTCATGCGCACGGCCTCGTTCAGGGCCACGGTGCACGGGAAGTAGATCTTTGAGCCGTTGGGCAGGTTGATCCGCAAGCAGGTGTCGGTCTGCAGCTCGGTCTGGTTCTTCAGCGCGGTGTAGCCGGCGGTTCCGATGCTGTCGGCGTCGAGCTCAAGGCTGAAAGTGCTGGCCGCGAAACCGTCGTTGATCGAGAACTCGACGTCGCTCTCCAGGAAGCGGTAGGTGACCTGGCGCGGGTCGCCGCCCTGGGTCTGCGGGTTCATCACCGTGGTGATCTGGGTGAACGCGGTCACGCGGCGCACGCTGCCCAGGCCGGTGCCGGCCGGGTAGATCGTCGTGTTCGTGGTGTCCATGTCCCTCAGGTTGAAGGTGTTGGTGGCGACGCCGGTCACCTCAAAGTAGCGCTTGTTCAGGCGCCCCCAGCCGCTGGTGATCTCGACGACGTCGCCGTTGGCGAAACCGTGGGCGGCAGCCGTCACGACGGCCGGGTTGGCGTTGCTCACGACGGTGGTGGCAACGGGCGCCCCGAAGGCGCTGGGGATGAAGAAGGTCGAACGGGTAGGTACCTGGGCCATGATGTCCTCGGTGGTCTGATGCGCCCGGGCGGGCAATGAAAATGGCCGGCGTCGGGTTGCCCCGGCCGCCGGCCGCTGTGCCGCTTGCGCGGCGATCTGGTGTCGCTGGCTACCTTGGCGCCAGCACCTCGAAATCCATCTGCGCGCCGTAGCGCGGCAGGTCTTCGTCAGCCTGCGTCTGCACCTCGCCGATGGGGCGGGCCTGGAACGCGGCGCTCGTGCTCAAGTCGTCCTCGATCTGGCGCAGCAATGCCAGCGCGCCCATGTGCGTGTCGTCCCAAGCCTCGATCTGCACCATGCTCATGCGCTGCGGCGCGGCAGCGCCTTCGGTGTAACGCAGCGGCGTGCCGCCGATCAGCTGATAGGTGACGTAGGGCCGCGGCATGGCCACCGGTGCGAACAGCGGGAACACGCGCGGGCAGCGGGCGCGGATGGCGGTGGCCAGCAGCGTCTCGACGGCCACGCTCAGGCCCTCGTCACGCCGGCCTCGGCCAGCTCGCGGAAGTAGCGGTCGACCATGGCCTGCTGAGCCTGCGGCGCCAGCGCGAACGCCGGGCGCACGAACGGCCGGGCTGCAACGTGCCTGGGCGTGGCCAGCGGGCGGTCCTTGTGCGTGATGAAGCGCTTGGTGCGCGGATCGAAGCTCACCTCGTACCGCTGCAGGTAGCCGAACTCAACCAAGTGCCCGTGCTGGCCCTTCTTCGCCGGGTTCCAGCTCACGTGGTAGACCGGCCGTTCGGGCGTGGCGACCTTGGTGGCGTAGGCCTGATAGATGCTGCGCGCCAGGTTGCCGGTGCCCTTGAGCCGCGTGGCGTTGCCCTTCACGGCCTTGTAGAACACCTCGGCGCCGGCCTGGGCTGCGGGGCGCGCTGCAGCCTGCGCTGCCGCGGCGTCGCGGTCGAGCTGGGCGTCCAGGGCGGCCAGGTTGACGGTGATGGAGAAAGCGCTCACTGCAGCACCCGGCAGACGAGATCGGAGAAGCCGCGCTGCGGGCCGAAGGGCAGCACCGCCTCGACGTCATAGACCGTGGCGCCGTCGCGCAGCCGCAGCGATGGCTGCCACGCGAAGGCCTGCGTGTGCACCCGCAGCGTGGCGCGCTGGCCGCTGACCACGGCTCCGGCCTGCAGCCCCTCGCTGCCGCCGGTGTGCCGCACCTGCGCCCACACGCGCGCGACCTCAAGCCAGTCGCCGACGACCTGGCCGTCGGGGGACGGGTCTTCGGTGTGCTGCAGCACGCTCAGGCGGCGGTCGCGGTAGGGGGTAGAACTCACGCCGCCGCCCAAGCGAACGCGCCGCCCGTCATATACCACTTCGTGCCGCGCCACACGAAATCGACCACCATGCATTGATTTGCCGTGCCGATGGCAGAAGTGCCAAGCGCCGAGCCGCTGGCGTTGACGAACTGCGTACCCAGCGCGAGCGTGTAGCCGCCCGTGCCGTTCTGCTGCGCGATGATCCGAAGGCGCTTGCCTTGCGCGGCGCTGTTCGCCGCACCAGAGCCCCAGGGCGGGTTTGCAATCGTGGTGTTGCCCGCCAGCGTGAGCGTCAGGCAGTCCACTTGGTTTAGTTCGTTGGTC